GATCAGTACCTAGGTAACACACCCATCAAAACCGATATGAATGATGTTCTTGGTAGCGATCCGGACATTATAACACTAGACGATAAAATAGAATATGTTAAAACATGCTTATTTCAGTGTGAGTTTATCATGAAGTCTTTGAATGGTAGGACATGGGATATTAAGTCTGCAATTGATTGGACTAAATTTACGAATGGAGTAATGTAATGGAAACTTTAAATGAAGAAATGCTCGTGCTCTTAAATGACATGCACGAAGACCCTAAGATTTTCACTGGTACCTCGTTGAAAAGACATAAGAATCGTATCAGAAAAATCATGAAAGAAAATGATTTAGATACTATATTGGATTATGGATGTGGTAAGGCAAAACATCACCCAAAAAATTGGAATATTGCTAAGTATGATCCGGGTTACCCCCCATTTTCTGAGAAGCCTGTCGGTCAATTCGATATGGTTATATGCACCGATGTATTAGAGCATATCGAAGAAGAGTTTATAGATGCGGCACTCGATGACATCTACAATTACGCAAAGCATTATGTGTTCCTAAACATAGCCACCCAGCCAGCGGTTAAGGTACTAGCAGATGGACGTAACGCTCATGTAACAGTGAAGTCTAAGAAGTGGTGGAAAGAAAAACTAGACAAGTATCCTATAAGGACATACATTTCGTTTGATTAAAGTAACTAAAAAAAATGAGGTGAGTCTCAAGGTTGAGGCCGATGCCTCGACCTTAATGGAATTGAGTTCCTTCTTTACGTTTGACGTACCGGGTGCTAAATTCATGCCCAGCTATAAATCGCGCCAGTGGGATGGTAAAGCTCGGTTGTTTCATTTGTACAAGCAAACACTGCCTGTTGGATTGCTTTCATATCTTCACGAGTTCGCGGTACGACATGGATATGAAGTGGACGATCAGGTTCCTAACATTGGAGATGATGTCACAGTAGAGTATGTTGAGGAGTTAGCAAAGAGTTTAAATTTACATGCTGGTGGAGATCCAATTGAAGCATATCATTATCAGATCGATGCAGTGTTCGAGGCTATTAATGATGGGAGACGATTACTATTATCCCCCACAGCATCTGGTAAGTCACTTATTTTATATCTTCTTATTAGACATCACTTAAAGCACCGAAGGAAACAACTTCTTATTGTTCCAACTACTTCTTTGGTGGAGCAGATGTACACAGATTTTGAAGATTATTCATCTCACAATTCTTTCGATGTAGAAAAGTATTGTCATAGAATATACGGTGGTAAGGAAAAGACTAATCAATTTCCTGTAACTATATCCACTTGGCAATCTATCTATAAGTACCCTATGTCATGGTTTGATCAGTTTGACGTTATCTATGGAGACGAGGCACACCAATTCAAAGCAAAGTCTCTTACTACTATTTTAGATAACTGTATAAATTCTCCATATAGGGTAGGGACTACTGGTACCCTTGACGGAACAAAAACTCACAAGCTGGTACTAGAAGGTTGTTTTGGTCCAGTTAAAAAGGTAATTACTACTAAAGAGTTGATGGATGCTGACCAAGTATCTAAGATGAAGATTATAGTATCGATGTTGGATTATTCTGATCAGGATCGAAAGACTGTTAAGGGAATGACTTATCAAGAAGAAATGGATTGGTTGATATCTAATCCTACTCGTAATACTGTTCTAAAGAATTTAACCTTAGCTCAAACTGGTAATACTCTTTTGTTGTTTCAATATGTAGATAAGCATGGTAAAGTATTATTCAAGATGCTAGAGAAAGCACTTGCCGGTACCGGTAGGAAAGTGTTCTTTGTTTCTGGTGATACTGACACTACTAAACGTGAACAGATACGAGCTATTACTGAGAAGGAAACCGATTGTATTATTGTCGCTTCATATGGCACCTTTTCAACCGGTATAAATATTAAGGAACTACACAATCTTATTCTTGGTTCTCCGATTGGTAAAGCTCAGATCAGACTACTACAAAGTATCGGTAGGATCTTAAGGAAGACAAGGGCAGGATTGGTATGTAATGTATTTGATGTTGCTGATGATTTGCAATGGAAGAAGAATAAGAACTATACTTTAGAGCATGTGATTGAACGTATTAAGACTTACAACGAACAACAATTTGATTATAAACTAGTGAGAGTACCCCTAAATGAGTGAAATTCAATATCATATAGTAAACCTTATTAATGGTCTTACCTTAGTTGGGAGTACAGATTTCACTGAGGATGAGGTATATATTTCTTATCCTCTAGAAGTGGTATCTAAAGCTGTTACTGATAAACAGGGTAATGTGATGGGTGAACAGATGGTACTAAAACCCTATCTGGTAATGAGCGATGAAAGCTCTGTTGCTATTGATTATTCACATGTGGTATCATCTAATGTATTAGGACAACGATTTATTACTTCATATGAGGACATGGTATCTAGCGTCTATCTAGAAGAGATTACTCTTGATGGAAACTTCCTAAAGGATCCTGACCCAGCCAAACAAGAGATCATTGATGAGATTGCCACTATGACCCCAGAAGAACGGGTTGAAGCAAAGAAGCAAGTTGATGCTATGATAGAGAACCTTACCAACACCAAGAAAGACCCTGATGAGCCTTTGCATTAGTTCTTTCCTTTCTTTCTAACACATCAATTATATCAAGCCAGCAACCCCATGTCAAGGGAAATATGAGACATTTACTGTTTATTATAGCTCCACAGCTTCTTTTTAGCATAATAGCTCTGATATATCTACCTCATAATTACATATGGCTTGTTCTCACATTCGTATCTTGGTTTTTGATGTATGTTATGGGCGAAGGTATATTCTTACATAGGTATTTCAGCCACCGGTCTTTCGAAACAAGGCCATGGATCGCCAAGATATTCGGTACCCTAGCCACAATAGGCGGGTATGGAAGTCCTATCGCATTTAGGGCTATTCATCTAGGTCTCCATCACAAATACACAGACAAGGAGGGAGATCCACACAGCCCTGTTGTTGATGGATTCTGGCATTCAGTAGGGTTTTGGTACAAAGAGGACATAACCCCACCACTTTTAATATGTAGACGATTAATGCGCGAAAAGTACTATGTTTGGCTCGATAACAACACGTTTTTGCTGTTTTGGGGTGTGTTTTTAGCACTTTTTGTAATAGACATACGATTGGTGCTTTATGGGTTATGTCTCCCCAGTTTTATAGGGTTTATGTGTCTGGGAATAAGCAATTCGTTTACTCACCTCGTAGGTACCAGAAGATTTGACACGAATGATAACAGTAGAAATATAGCGATACTAAGTTGGCTAACATGGCAGGGTGGGGTGCTACACAATAACCACCACGCTCTGCCCAACAGGTACCACGACAGCCACGCTTGGTATGAGTTTGATATAGGTAAGTATATAATCCCGTTAATAGCCACAGAGCCATTGACAAAGACCCCTTAATTTAGTATATTGGATGATGGAGTATTATTATGAAGGACGAGAAAAAGAAAGTCAAGAAAAAGGTCGCTAAGAAAAAGGTCGCTAAGAAGAAAGTTCCCAAAGCAAAAAGCGCACATTATGTGAACAACAAAGACTTCTATGCAGCCATGAAAGAATGGAAAGATGCTGTGAATGTAGCAGAGGCTGAGGGTCTTCCTAAACCACAGTGTTCGAACTATCTTGGTGAATGTTTTGTTAAGATCTCAAACCACTTGGCATACAAAACAAATTTTGTGAACTACACCTTCAGGGATGAAATGGTCCTAGATGGAATTGAGAACTGTTTGCGATATGCTGATCGATTCAACCCAGACAAGTATGATAATCCATTTGCGTATTTCACACAGATAGCATACTTCTCTATGGTTCGAAGAATAAAACGAGAAGCCAAACAGACAGAGACGAAGATGAAGTACCTACAGAGTGTTGACCTCGAACAGCTTCTTTCTGAGGTGGAAGGTGATGGTAGTGACTACTCTTACCTAAGTTGGATCCGCGATCAAGTCGATCAGAATACGAAGGATAAAGCTGAATTGAATAAAATACAACCAGAGGCTGCTAAACAAGTCCGGAGGCCGCTCTACTTCGACAAACCGAAAGAAGATAGTTGACATAGCCTCGCTGATGTGTTAATCTGTTATATAACAATCCTAGGAATTTATTATGAATCGAACAGCAACTATTAGAACCATCCCATATGCAGGTTTCGGAGCAGAAGGTCCAGACACCGTTAGGGTGGTTGATTTTTATGAAAATGGGGTTAAGAAGAATACCTTTGAATACCCAGAGAAAAGCATCCACTTTGTTGAATCGGTAGTTGAAAATTGGTGCGCGGGGATACTCAATGAGGTTTAGACCAGAAGACGATCAGATAGTAGTAGACTTAGAAACATTCTCTTGCCGACCAAACGCAGTTATCGTATCCATAGGCGCGGTTAAGTTTTCACTTACTGAGGGTATCAAAGAGGAGTTTTTTGTCAACCTCGACCCTAAGACTTCCTTCGACCTTGGATTACATGTATCACCAGACACTATTAATTGGTGGAAGATGCAATCCAAAGAAGCTATAGAATCGTGGAGTCTGAATCCAGTGCCGGTACGAGACGGTATGTTAAGTTTCCTCAATTTCTATGGACCT